TCATCTTCATAATATAACTTCATTTGTTGAACTAACTGTGGTTGAAATTTTTGTGCAAGATAAAATGCTAAACCTGATACCATACACGGTACAAATCTAAATGGTACATCTGTTGCATCTGTATAAGTTCCATCTGCATCTTGAATTCTCTTTACATAATAAAAATGTAAATCTTTGGATGCATTAGATGAGTCTGCTGTTGGGTAAACTGTTATTGTAGTTTTATCTACGAATCTTTGTACAAAATATTTTGATGGTGTACCTTTAGATAATTTATTTGATAGTGCAGAATAAGTTGATCTGTCAATTTTTGTCAAAGAAGAATCTGCTTGATCTGTTGCAGTTCTATCTGTTCTTAAAGTTGCCTCAAGAATATCTGCAACTCCATAAACATTTGCTGTTGCATTTGTACTAGAACTTGTTCCATCTCCACTTGCTCTGTAAAAAGTATATTCAGTTTGACCTTCAATTAAATCAATATTTGATTCAGCTACTTCCCAATAGTGCAAACCTCTATTGCCCCATTCTTGAAACATTATATTTAAAGAACGTCTTGCTGATTTTAATTGATATCCAGAAGTTACTTGTGATCCAATTCGTTCGTAAGCTTCTGAAATTAAATCATCAACTGCGAACGTTTTGTCGAAAGTAACTGTGCCGGAAGTTGTATTGGCCATACGTTACCTCCCTAGTATACTTTAATCCACTCGCAAGTAATAGTAGCAGTATCTCCTGCTGTACAAGCTGGTAGAGTTACTTTAACATCTCCTGTTACACCTGAAGCTTCGTTATTTTTTATTCCACCTATAGAACTATAGTCAAAATAACCACTTTGTTCTAAAGTTAAAAAAGTTGCATCAGTTGTTGCATCCCAAAGCATTCTTAATGAATCTACTTTAGCTGTCATTGAAACACTATACCAAAGTTTATTTAATCTTACTCTAGTACAAGTATCACCACTTGGGCTTGTGCCTAATGCTGAAACATCAACAATCGTTGTTGTGCCACCTGCGTTATCTGAAACATTATTATAGTGTGTTATTAATTTTTTATCACCATCAAAGATAGTTTGATTTAATACTACATCTGCCATTTTTTATTCTCCTTTTATCTAGGGGTGAAGTCATTACACTTCACCCAAAGAGTTAATTTATTTATTACGCGTCGTATCCCCACATTTCAATGAGTAATCTTCCTGCTGAGTAGTTTCCATCAGTTGCTGCACCAGTTACTAAATATAAATATTTATCTGCTGCTGGCACTGCGCCTGCTGTAAAGTAATCAATTGAAGCGGCAGTTAAGTCACCGTTATTCATTAATTGTGTTTGGTTTGTTAAACCTGTGATTGCTGCATCTTCTGTACCAGTTGCTTCATCCGCATACCAAAAATCGATATCTGGATCACCACCTGCTGGAGTTTCATAAACAGACCATTGACCTGTTAAGATAGTACCATTGTTAGCTGCAGTAATTTGTCCAACGTGTGAGTTAGCAGTTGCTGCTTTTCCGATAATGTCTCCAGAACCAGAACTTGCTAAACCAGTTAAGTCTATTAAAATTGAAGTAGAGTAAACTCCACCAACTTTAACTGCTGCACCGGCATAAACTGTACCTGTACCAGTTGTGATACCTGTACCTGCTGACATTGTATTTCCGTTAAGATCTACAATACCTGCAAAAGTTGCAGTTCCACCTGCTACTATATTTCCGCTTGAATCGATTGTTGTGTTATCTGTAATAGCACCAGTTGTTGCATTTTTAGTGATTTGTTTAAAACCCTGTTCTGCTCTAACCGGACCATTAAAAGTTGTATTAGCCATATTAATATCCTCCTAGATATTTTAAATGTAGTCCCTAGGGAATGTCGACTATACGCGTCTACATTTAACTTTTATTTTAATTTGTATAGTGTGACTTTTGTACAACAGTTTTTAGTAGAGTGCAAGAGAGCCTGTAAAGAAAGTGCGATTTCAGCGATGTAGCTTTGTGACTTAAGTAGCTACAGAAACTTGTGGAGCAGCGTCTTCAACGCTATTTTTTCTGTGAGCAATAGCTGCTTCTTCCAGCTTAATATCAGTAATGACTCTTTTAACTTTGTCATCAATTCTGACCATTTCAAGAGTGTATCTATCATTAGACAGATGCTCCTGTTGCCACTTCAACTCCAAGGACCTTTTTTGTTTGTATAGGTCTTGTATCATCAATAACCTCCTCATAAGTTATTCGATTTATCTCGTTATTATAGTTGTTTCCGAGATATTCCCAGTTTATACTCTTATCTCCCAATTTGTCAAGGATTGATTCTTCAAGAGAAATAGCATTATCTTCCGCATAAACATTAAAGTTTGCGTAATGATCGTATGCCCATATTTTTACTGTAAATTGTTTCATGATTATGTCTTTCTAAAATTCAATTGTGGCGAAACTATGTCCCGCCACAAAAATGTTATGATTATGCTCCTGGTGATCCGAAAATACCTCTCCAGTCAGAGAACCCAAATGAGTATCTCTCTCTAGCTTTGTATCTTACGTTTCCAGTTGTGAAGTCACCTTCCATAGCTGTTTTCATCGGTGATCTAACGAAATGTTTTAATCCATTAGGCACGTCTGTTTTGATAAAGAACGCATCTGTATCTGTTAAGTAATGGTTAACCACATATCCTTGTGGAATCATTCCTTTAGATACAACTGCATTGATATCATTATCAGCTGTTCCAGTTCTTCCAGAAGATTTCATTAATCTTTCTGCAGTAAATTGAAGTGCAGAAGGAATGATCATTTTCACTCCTTGAGACGCAATTTTTAGACCTCTTTCGTCAGTCATTGCAGCGATATCAATTAATGATTGCTCCAATGAAGTTTCGTTAAGATCCGCCGCAGTAGACAATTCATTTCTGTCTGTTCCTGCAGCGATAGGGTGATCTGTAGCACATAGTGCTTTTCCATCTCCACCGTTTGCAGTCGCAAAAGCGTTGTTTAACACATTAGCAGCTTTCACTTGTTTAGTGTTAGCCATTGATCTCGCTAAAGCTTTTGTGTATCTAGAAGCAAGTCTATCGTAAAGATTATCTTCGATAGCTTCTTCAGTGATTGCAAATGCCAAAGCAAGTGTTTCATGTGTGTAACGAGCTGTGAAAGTTTCTTGTGCATTATCAAATGAAACTGAAGTTCCTTCAGCTTTGATTGGTGCATTCGCGAAACCAGATAACATTACTTCTTCTTCAAAAGCTCTGTCACTGTTTTCAGTGTCGAAAATTTCCGCATGCTCATTAGCATAGTTGTTGTATTCCAAGCCGAATAGTGCATTCAAACCTGGCTCTAGTTCTTTAACTAGTTGTCCTCTTGATATAGCCATTTTTTATTCTCCTATTCTGCTATTATACGCCAGTTGCTGTCATGTAGAAATGTTCTGCAATGATCACTTTAAAATTACAATTAGCTGATGATAAATCGCTATTGTCTGGATCGTCAGAAACTCCGATGATTCGCAAGTTAGCTGTAGTTGTTGATTGTGTATCCGTTAATTCAGTTTTAGAAACGAAATGCGGTGTAACACCTGCCGAAACAGTTAAATCAGCGTTTGTGAAAACGTCTAATTGTTGAGTTGCGCCAGTTGCTGCCGATTGTATTTCATAAACTTGAAAAGGATCGTCAGTGACAAATGCTTTAATGTCAGTAGCTGCGTTTGAAGCCACTAAGTGATTAGCAAAAGTCGGTTTACTTGTAGTCGCGTCAGTGAAAAAAACACCTTGCATAGAGCCCAAAAGAACTCCGTTGTCTGTGTTTGCTCCAATTCCAACTGTACCAGCTGCTAGAGCTACCATACAATCGTTTTGAGCAAAAGCAGATGCACATGCTGCTACTTCATACTCAGTAGCGGCGTTGTTATCAGCTGATTGACCAATTTTGCCCAAGGGTTTTAATCCGAAAGCTGCGTCTTGGTTTGCCATATTATTATCTCCATTTGTTTACCAAAGGTAAACGGTTAATTTATTCGTTGGCAAAAATTACTAAAAAATTATTAGTCTTTTTTTGTACCACCGAAGGTTACACGAGTCTGTCTATCTACATCGATAGGCATACCTGGGTGCTGTTCCTTCAAGAGGTCGTTATCAATCGCTTCGTCTTTTGCTTTTGTGAGTTTACTAAAATATTCCTCACGCGATTTAACTAACTCTATCGATATCCTAGCCAGCAATAGGCCACCAACTCCGATCACGCCCTTGTATTTTCCATCGTTAATAGCTGGATAATCTGTTTCAGGGTATTCATCAGCTCTCACTAATTCGTAACCTGATCTCAGTTTACCGGCCATGTTTTTTGTATCATCAAAACCCATAGTCTCGGCTCTTATCCATCTATGATGAAACCCATCTGGTGCAGGGGGTGCATCTAAAGATGACGGTGGAGTCCAAACTGTTTTTTTAGCTGTCTTAACTCTAGTTTGACTCGCACGGGAAGTTTTTATTTTATCTGTATTCATATGCTTATGCCTCCTTCGTGATTTTTAATTGTTTCGCATACTCTTCTAATGGCACTCCTAATTTTTTAGCAATTGCTACTTGAGATGAAGTGAGTCTCACTGTGTTGCGACCTGGTTTTACACTCCGCGTAGCTGACGCTACAGTTTGAGTAGGTTTAGTCGTTTCCTTTGGTTCAGTATTACCAAATTTGTGGGGGAAGTCAAGTCTCATCCTCTTATCTACCTCAGCATAATATTCATCAGTAGCAGGATCAAACCCTTCCTCTTTAGTTAGTTTTTCATGTAAATCAAACGCAGTATATGTCATTGCACTATCTTGACCAAACCAAGAATTCTTTTCAGCCCATTCTTCGGCTCTTGGATCTGGTGCTGCTTGTTGAGGTGCTACTGCTTGATCTAATGATTTAACAGGTTCTTTAATCTGTTTCATTTCAGCTGCCGCTCGTTGCTTCATTCCAGCAACTCGTGCCTCTTCAACACCTAGTCTTGCTATTTCTTTTTGTGCATCAACTTCAGTTTTGATATCTCCAGCTTCTCTTGCAGCAACTAATTTTGCTTGTGCTGCTTGTAGGCCAGATATAACTTTACCTTCCATCGCATTTACATAACTAGGTTCCAAATTAGATACTTTTGTTTTTAATTTAGAATGTTCGTCTTGAACACCTTTAGCGTATTCTAAAGCAGCTTCTCTTTGTCTTTCTGCTTCACGCCATTTTTTAGTTAACTTAGCAATTCTTTTTTGAACGCCTTCACTATATTGTTCTAGTTCTTCTTCTTTTTTAGGTTCCTCTTTAACTTGTTCTTTGTCGTCCTTACCATCTCGAACATCAGGCTTGACATCAAGTTTCTCAGGTGTGTCATCGGACTTATTATCGTCTTTAACATTTTCATTTTCGACCTCTACTTTCGTTTCTTTTGATTCTGCTAATTCAACATCTACATCAGGACCTGATGTATCAATATCAACTAGCTCTTGTTTGTTTTCTTCTACGTCTGGCATAGTTATCTCCTTCTATGTTATATATTATGCAACACAGATTCTGGGTTATCTATTTTACCCAAAACCTCGTCGTCGTTTAATAGGCGGACTTCACCGCCTTCAATTGGTAGTCTTGATCCTGCATATCTTGCAAAAATTACCCAATCACCTTTTTTACACCAAGGACCTGT